GTGTTGCATAATCTTGCATCGCTTTCTTAGCGGACGCAATCTCTGATTTACCCCAACCAAGCTGACTCAAACTTCCATCGAAAGTTTTCCAAGCTTTAGTAGAGCTGTTTAGCTCTCCGACTAGTCCTCTGACACCACTGGTTAGAGCACCGATTCCCTTAGTAATACCAGCACTAACTAGATTAGCACCCAAAACACTTTTGAAAACCGAGCCTAGCTTAGTGCCAGTTTTGCCCAAATTCTCAGCGTTTTGTTGTGCCCTTTTGAGTGCGCTAGACATGCCGTTGTCTTGAGCACTTAATATCGCTCGGACGTTAAACGTTTTATCTGCCATCTAGCAACCCTCTTTCTCGTTTGTAATTAAGATTATTCCTAGCCCGTTCTAGTAGCTTGCTGTTAGTGATTTTCTCACCCAGCACCTCACGAGCTCGTTCTTTAGCATTATAGAAGTCGTCAAATTTCTCGAAGTAATACTTTTTGCCATCTTTCGTCGTTGCATTTACCAAACGATTAAGATAAGCAAGTTGATAGATTTCTCTTTCTTTGTTCAGATAGCGTTTCTTATGCGCTTTCTGATAGAGCTTCATCTCTTTAAGCGTCATTCTTCGAGCTTCAAGCAATGACACACCAAAATCAGCCATGGCATTAGTAATTAATTCCTCGTATGTTTCAGCTGAATCTTGGCTATCACTTGCGGTTTTAGCTACTCTGTTGCTTCTTCCACTCGTTGGACGGTTGCTTTCGTCAAAGGTTGCGTACGCAATTCCGCTAAAAAATCATCAAAAAGTGTGTCAAGTTGGTCTTTCTCAGCTACTTCAATAACATAGGCTTCAATCCCTTTAACAGACGGTTTTTGACGCTCTGTGATAGTTGCTGCTTGAATGAGGTCAAGCAAGATTACTGGATTTTTTTGTTGCAAATCAACGACTGCGTGCTGTACACCGAAACCAAACGAAACACCACCGTCTGAAACAGAATAGCGTTTATCAAGCTCTCGGATGAAGTCGAAGCCGTAAGTCAAAGTGTAGTCTTTGTTGTCGATAGTGATTGTGTTCATTGTTTGTTTACTCCTATTTTTTTCTAAAATAAAAAGCCAAACTGAAACAGCTTGGCTCAAGATAATTACATACTATTAGAGGGAATTGATCGCAGTTGTGTCTTGGAATGTGTATTGAATTTCCTTGACTTGCTCAGCCGTCAATGTAGCTTCACCAGCTTGAGGTTTCCCTTCAACTGACATTTCTGATTCAATTTCAACAAGTTCCTCAACGTTAGCTGGCACTTTCCAGTTAGACAAACGGCCAATAGCGTAAAGAGCGCCATATTTTCCGTTATCCTTTTTGTCAGACAAGTCGATTTCCCAAACCTCGACTTTATAACCGTCAACTACTGATTTCTTCAACATTTCGTTGAGTTCGTCTTTCGTTCCGATCGCAGTGATTGAGAGTTTAGTTTCAAGACCGCCATCGGCAACTACTGCACCATCTTTGGTCTTGGTTGTGTCTGCATCTCGTGAGTATTCCCATTCATGCTCAGTTTGCAAGGCAAGTTTAGCCGCTGCTGTCTTGTCTCCGAATTTACGGAACATCAAGATTTTTTCTTTCCCAAGTTGGGCTTCTTTGACTTTAGTTTCAGCCATTTCTTCCTCCTAATTAAACAAATTTAAAATACGTATACACGATGAAATGATATAAAACTTCATCCGTGCTGTTGTCTCGATTGCTATCAATTGACGACTGGTTGACCTCTGCTGAAAACTGCATGCCGTCAATGTTTTTGATAGCAAAAAAGCTAGACATTAACTGTCCAGCCATATCTGATAATAATTTCCGGTCATCCACACGCCCCCAGACATGCACCGTAGACGATAAACGCCCTATTAAGTGCGATTTGGTAGCTTGTGGCAAGACCTTTGTTTCCCCCATGACTACGAATGGATAGGCCACGTTTTCGGGTGGCAAATAAGTATAGGTGTCATATCCTAACTTCTCACTAATCCGAAACATTTCGTCATGAAGTAACTGATCTGGTTGTTTCATGTTTCGTCCCATTTCGCCATTTCTTCGACCATTTCTGGCACTACTTCTTCGAGCGCTGGTTTCATGAATGGTTGTGCCTCCATCTTTCGTGTTCCTACCTCGACATAACCTGAGTAGCTAGTTAAGGCTTGGATAACGGCTTGATTGCCGCTTGCTTGTAAGGTAATACTTCTACGAGTGGCCCCCGTGGTATATTTCCCTTTAAATTGCGCATTATTGATGGCAGCCTCTTTGACTTTAGCACCATATTTGCGCAAAACCTTTAAGCGTTTTTCGGGCGAGGCGTTCCTCAAAAGACTTTGTGCCATTTCGTCCAAACCTTCAAATTCTAGTGTCGCCATTATTTGCCTACCTTATTTGCATAGATGACGTTGCGACCAGCTAGATAGTCCCTCACAGTAACGGGTTTGTATTTTCCACCATTATATTCAATTGTGTCAATTCCAACTGTTATAGGACTTCTAAATCTAATGACGATGCTATTAGTGTTTAATAGGTCTCCTAGTTTAGCTTGTAAGTCAAGACTGGCACCAGTGACATTGCACGCTATCGTTCTAGCCCACTCCTTACCACCTACCATGCGACCTGATTCGGGGTCGTAGCGCTTATTTGTCTTATCGTTATATTTTAGCACTACGGTGTCAGCGTATCTCATAGAAATAGCACCTCGCCCTCTTTAGCTTGCCCAGAATTGCCGTATAGACGCTGTAACATATCGTCATAAGGCTTAAATTCGTTCTCGTTGTCATAATACGACATCGAGTGCCCATCTACTGACTCAGATTTAGCACCCTCAGCACCCCGACGATTGAAACGCTTGATTACGCAATCTTCGAAAATGAATGCCAATTTGTTGTCGATTTCTTCGACACCGTACTCAGATTTGAAGTGATTAACGACACGCTCCAACAGAATTTCAAGCAAATCATCGTCGTTAGTGTTGAGGTCAACAGAAACATTTTCAATGATTTGGTCTTTATCTAACGTCTTCATGCCACACCTCGCTATTCAGCAGTCTTCTTAGCTCTAGATCTCTTCTTCGGTTTGTCGTCTTGAACGTACCCTAACTCAATGAGTTCCTCGGTACGTTCGCCATCGTACAAGTCACCAGCATAATAAACTGTGCCGTCAGTTTTATCGATGAATGCTTTTAATACGATATTCATAATGAGCACCTATTAGAGTGCTGGAATGACAGTAAGCATGTAAACATCATCCAAACGTTCGAACGATGGCAATGCTACCATAGAGACCTTAGTTTGCACGTTGACTGGATCAGTAGTTTTAGTTGTTGTTACTGCGATACCGTTATTAACGATTTCAACGTCAGCATTAACCGTGTTATCAGCGAACAAATCAGATTCCTCTGGAGTTGTACCGAATACAGTGTTACCAAGAGCACCGTTAGGGATAAGCGTCAAATGCCCGTCTGGGAAGAATTTAGAAACCTCACCCTTATCGTTGCGATAAGTACCGTTCTCAAGAACGATAGACACACCGAAATTATCAGCGATATAGTTTTCAAGCTCTGATTTAGTAACTGCTGCACCATCACCAGCAAGAGGTTTGATGACTTTAACAGTCGATGCAGCCTTACGGATAAGACCGAATGTTTTAGCGTTCATTACAGCACGCTCTGGATTAAGTCCAAGTTCTCGAGCTGTTTCGATAGCTTCTTCAAGGTCAGCAAGAGGTTTAGCGTCCGTTTCAGCCCAGCTCTTAGTTACTTGTTTTTTGTGCTCTGGTTTAACGCCGTAGTCGATATCCTTGTCTACGCCGCCGCTTGTGAAAGCAATCTTACCAGTGGCAAGCACTTGCATACGCATAGCTTCAAGACGGGCACGAGCGCCGTTGATGAGTGTCACATCGTCGTTGAAAATGCCGGCTACGATTGTGTTGACCAACGCTTCGTTGCCAGAGTCTTTCACAAGATTAAGTTGTTGGCGGTCATTTTCCTTAACAAGCATCGCTTCTTTGAAGAATGGCATTTGTTCGTCATGCATCTCAGCGCTAACACGGTCACGAATCGTAACGTTAGTATCGAATGCAGCGGCTTTCAAAACAACAGCTTGACCAGACGCTCCTTTGACGTAGGACAATTTAGTTCCAAGTTGTTTGCGTGCTGGGAAAATAGACTCACCCAAAGTGGAGTTAACATTCTCTTGCAATGCGTTGAAGTAACCAGCAATATTAGATGCGTTTACTTTATCGTAAATAAGTCCCATGTTTTAATAGTCCCCCTTTTATTTCTCAGAGATAAATTTAACGAGTGGCAAAGCTTTCTTAACAACGTCGCTTACATCTCCACCGTTTACTTTGTTTTTGTAAACCTCACCAGCATAGAGCACTGATACAGCATTCTCGATTGTCAAGTCTACATCATAGAGGACAATCCCCTCTGGTGCTGTTTTGTTTTCCACAACGGCTTTTGTGCGATCATCAAAAATTGAGCCATCTTTACCAGCAACCAAAGTACCTGCTTTGATGTATTTCTTGCCATCTACCAATACACCGTCATAAGTTTTGTCTACGGTTGCCGCTACTGCTTTGTAAGGCAATGAGCGGACAATGTTTGAAGTGTCAAAGATTTTAGTTGTTGACATTTAAAGATTCCTTTCTGTTTTAGATAAAACGAGCAGCCGTAACGCTCGTAGACTTAGCAAGTTGAGCCCCAAAATTATCCGTCTGAGCATCACCGGCACTTGCGGCTTTAGGTGAGTTTTGACGGATAGTGGCTTTGACTTGATTAGCAACGGCATCGTTGAAGACTTTCTCAAATGTACCGACCAATTTAAGAGCCTCAGCGGCATTCTCAGCATGGCTAAACATATCAGCCAATTCGACTGGTAGACCTTTTGAGACGAGGTCTTCTTTGACAGCCATATTCAATTTTTCAAATTCAAATTGTGCTACTTGCTTTTCAAATTCTGCTTTTTGGTCCTCAAATTCTTTGCTTGCACGCTCAGCAGCAGATAATTTTGAATAGTCTTGTTCTTTTTGTAATGCTTTGGCGATAGCTTCGTTTACTCGAGTTTCTTCGCCCTTTTTCTGATTTTTCAAGGCTGTTTGGACCGCCTTGTTAACAATGCTATCCAGTTCTGACTGTGATTGCGGTGCTTGGAAGTCGCTCGGTTGATTGTTATCAACGTCATGGCTTACTTCTGTAGCTTCGACCGTTTCGACTGTTGTGTTATCTGTTTCCATTTTGTTCTCCTATCTAGTCTCGCAAGCGATACCCTTTCTAAGCCACGTTAAGGCTAGCTACGCCCTATCTAGTCTTGTCTAGTGTATTTACCCGCAAGCCACGGTAGTAATGTTTATTTAGGGCTTAAAATAGCCCTATGCACCATTAGAGGCTCGCCCTCTACGGTTTCTTGAAAACATGGTGCACTATTCCACCTCAACAACTGCACACCGGCAGTAAGGATGGATAGGCGGCGCATTCTTTCCGATTTCCATATCGGCGATTCTGACAGGATTCTTCTCTGTCTCCTCGCCAATGCCCTTGCAAATCGAACACGCTCGACTTTCTGGCATGAGCTTGAAATACTCAAAGCCATTCTCTTTCATGATGTCTTGCTGAGCTAACGTCTGTACTCTAGCATGCTCTGTGATGCCCAAACGCTCTGCGTTAGTACGTGATACGTCCATGTGTTTTCTGATATGCCTTGCAATCGTCAAACCATTATCTCCACGGATTAGAGCCCTTGTTACTTCCGTTCTAACTAACTGCCTCAACTGTGCATTCCTGCCCCAAATACGTTCTGACCACTTAGCACCCTCGAAGTTAGCGTTAACTGCCGTTTCCATTGCATGAACTAAGATATTGCCCTTTAGCACGCTCTGATCTAACAAACTGCCTCTCGCCATCTCAGCTTTATAAGCAGTGTTTAGGTACTCACGCATAAGCTTTTCTTCACCCTCTGCAAGAGACATCAATTCAAGCTCTAACTGTTGGATAAGCAGCTCACGCCTACCAACTGACATCGAGAAGTTGTAATTCCTTAACTCCTCGTTAGCCGTAGCACTGAAATCTTTCTCAGCAACGTAGCGTCTAGCTTTGCTTTCAAAGCCTTTAATATCGAATTCGTTAGCTCGTTTCTTAGCATCTTCAACAGCTAGCCCGTTCTTTTCAGCGAAGTTCTGGATATAAGCGTCAAGTTCTTTGCGTAGCTGACCTAATTCCATTCTGTAGAGGTCTTCGAGCTCTTTCTTAAACTCTCTCTCCGTTTTTTTGTCAGCTCGCTCTCTCTCACGTTGGGCACGCTCTGACCAATACGTCATACTTCAACCCTCGTAGAATCGTTTGTGTATTTGCCTACGTGATTATTAAAATCGCTAGAATATCCCTTAATATCGATTTCAGACACCTCTCTGTTCATTCTGTCGAGTTCCTCGACTGGACTTTCGACCAATCCAGACAAACTTAGAGCTGTTTCTTGCGACACTTGACCACCCAAACCGGCCAATACTTCAACTTGTTCAGCAAGCGAACGAGGTAAGTTTGGAGTGAAGATAATATTCAAGAGACTTTCGTCAAAATCTTTAAATTCGTTGACTAACGAGCCAATACGAGCAGCAAGACGATAGCGGCGTTTCAATCCTTTTGTGAATTGAGATTGCGTGTCGATTCTGTCTTGATCTAACCCAAATAATTTGTATTTTAATGCCTCACCAGACGTATTTCCGCTGAAATTAGTGTCTGACATATCGGGTGTGTTGGTAAATACATGGATATCCTTGTTTAAGCGTGTCTTATATGCTTCAACACCAGTCACGTCGTAAGCCTTCGTGAGGTATTCAGCTTTAACCGCACCCTCTTTGCCATCCGCCGATTTAGGCGGTTTAAGCTGCATTAAACGAGTACGCTTCATATCGCTAGCCTTCATACCTTGAGGCAAGGCAAGGTCCCCGTAAATAGCAAGGATAGCGTCAGCCATATCACTCATGTGATTCGCTGTGTCGGATTCTGCACTGTCGTACAAGTCAATGAGATAAAGCTCAGTCTCATAATCACCGATACCATCTACGTTGTTTAGAAATTCTGTAATCGGTACAGTACCGAATGCGTGAGCTGTCACCGAGATTTCACTGAAACTATCTGACACGTCAAGCGTATAGATATATTCGGCTGTGTACACTTCCACAACCTCTTTTGCGCTCTCCAGAGAACCACGCTTGTAATATCTAACTGCTGCGATTGAGTTATCTTCCAGTGAGTTGTCGTAAATCACAAACGTATCTAGCGGATTAAGGCGTTTGATGCGTGTTTCATCGTACTCACTTCGATAGATAAGCTCGTAAGCCCTACCGGTTTGCGACAAGTCTCTGATAAGCGTTCTATTATGTGTGTCGATATCGTTGATTCGACCAATGCGTTTAATTGCTTCATCGTTTTGTGAGTGATCGTTGTTATCATCGTATTCGACACGAATAGGATTGCCGGCTAAATAGCCCGTTTTAAACTTGCTAATCATACGGCCATAATTATGTACAGCTCGTTTGTCAGCCATTTCCTTATCCTTACGACGCCCAGATTTAAGAACGTCGTGGTTTTCACCTCTGGCATAGTCCATGAGCTCTTGAATGCGTGGTGCTTGTCTCAACTTGTGGTGATTGATGAAATGTTTCAGCAATTCCCAATTACCAGCCATGAGTTCCTCTAAGCTATCTGCTCGATAGCGAATGCGAGACCCTCGATGGAAACGCAAATTTAAAACTCGGTCTTGCCCAGTGCTATCTGTAAATAGTGTTCGTTCCATCATTCCTCCTAACCAAACATATTAAGCAAGTCATCATAACTTGCTCTTTCCGTACTACCGATGACGAAGTCAGAATATATAGCGTATCTCACACTATCCAGCACGTCATCAAATTCTTTTAACGGTTCATCTTTCGTGCTGTTTTCTTTCCATCGGTACTGGAATATTTCATCAAAAAAACGAGGTACAAAGCCCCGCTTAACGTATAATTTGCGTTCTTTAAATAATTTAGCGATAAGCTCGATACCGGCTATCACTGACTTGTTAGCGTTCATAATATCAAACCCCTCGTTTTCAAAGCGTGCTACGTGCTCTGGGCGGGCGCTATCAGCATAGAATGGTATGTTACCGTAGATGTCAGTCAGCTTCCTAGCTTGCTCTACCCACCAATCTATCTCTTTGAATTGTGCTGCTACGCCATCGACAAGGTAATAGTTATTATCCACACCTTCACCAACTACCACGATAGAACCGTAGTGAGTATATCCCCAGTCAATCCCAGCAAAGTAGCGCCTCATGTCTGGCAATTCATCAACTACGTGTATATTACTGTCGTAATCGGCATAGATAGCTCCCTCTGCGACAGTCCAAAGTCCTAAGATATCTCTATCGTAGAATTTCCCCTTTGGTGTAGCTGCTTTGATTGAATCAATATAGCGCTTTGATAAAAAGGTGTTATCATCGAGCTTGAAGCTAAAATCTATAATCTTGTCATCATTCTTTCCGATGTAATCTCGGTTAAGCCAATGATTTGGATTGTCTGGGTTACTATCCCAAACGATACGAGCACCTTCACCGGAACAGCGTGAGATAATCTCTTTGAAAACAATCTCATTCGCTAGTGAAGCTTCGTTTACATAAGCTCCGAATGCTGTAAACCCACGGGCACGCTTAAGCCCAGATATCGAACCAGTATAGACTTGTACGACTTTTACACCGCAGAAAACGAAAGAGCCATGTTTATCATACTTAGGCTCAAAGCCATATTTATTATAAAGCTCTTGCAATACGTTGTTCTGTATAGACGTTGACGATGTACCCGCTAAGATGTAGATAGGCTCATCCACACCTAAACGGTCAGCAATCTTTCTGACACGGCTTAACTCGGTTACAAATGTGTCATTATTAACCACTGTTTTTCCAGCACGCTTCGCACCGTGAAGACCACATATAAACCAATCATGATTCCAAATGTAGTTCAACACATCTAACTGTCGCTTGGTGTAGAGCTTACTCAAGTCCATCGCTTACAACTCCTTTGATGATATCGAGGAAACCAGCGATTTTCTCATCTTGCCCTTCATCACCACCGATTTGAGATTTGAGTTTCTCAATCTCAAGTTGCAACTTCTCAGCTTGTTTAGCTGTTGGATAGCGTTTCAAGATTTCAGTAATAGCCTTGATAACTGTATTGTTGTCAGCCTTCTTCATAAGTCTTTCAACTTCACCAGTCAAGGGATTCATCATCAAGACTTCTTCGTCTCGTTTCCCTCTAGCAATGTCGGATAGAATGGACAAGGCTTCTTTTGCATCCATGATATTCTCATCGTGCATTTTTTCAACTTCGGCTTGGATAAAGCGTTTAATCTCAACATTTCTCAACAGTCTTTCACTCTGGGAGCTTGCTGTTCTTTCGCTATACCCAGCATTGATCGCTGCCTGTGTGCCATTCCCTAGCTTGATATACTCGCTAGCAAATAGTTTCTGTCGTTGATTTAGCCCAATATGTCCACCTCCTTCGTTGCATAATCAAAAAAGACAACCCACAAAATGAGTTGTCTCCGTTTTTCTTCGATAATATAATAATACCACTTTAAACACTTGTAAGATACCGTGCTTAATCCGTCAAAATACCGAAATATCAATGTTCTACGACTAATTGACCATTTCTGTATAATTCTGCAAAAGCTAGGATAGCATTATTTAGCAATTCTTGAAATGCTGTTCTCTCGAATCCGATTCCTTGTGCAATTTGCCAGTTTGGTTTAGGTGGGTAGGCTAGATATTTCTCTATCAGTATTCTGCGATAGTCTGGACGGTATAGCCCGCTAACTGCTTGCTCTATGGCTTCAAGCTCGTTCATTGCATCAACACGCCTTACTGCAATATTCTCCACGGGTCTACTTACTCCACTACAACCTCTTGGCATAAAGGTGAATTCCTGTGTTATTTTTTGCTCAGCGCTATCGTGTGCAATCTCTCGCCATCTTGGATATTCTCGAAGTTTGCGCTTGCAACGTTTGATTGTTGCTTTCTCATCAATTTCCGGCAATAGCATTTTAAGCCCTCTCTGGTATAATAGTAGTGTTGACTTTCAGAAAGTGCCGGTCATTGTGTCGGTCTTTTTTTTATTTTCTTCGGCTCAGTATTAAGAGATATGAAAAAGATTGAGTTTGTGAGCCTTGTTGCCACCTCCTTTTAGCCATCGACACCAGCAAGATCTTCGGCTATTTTGTAATGCAAGATATCAATAAGAAAGAGGGTGTTTCACATCCTTTTTTCTTAAAATTTGCTGGGTTTGTTTGGACAAGGTCTGTCAGCTTGCCCGATGTTGAAAAGGTGTTAAAAAGTGTTCAAGCCACTAAAAATCTATATTCATTTTTTAGCTTCATTTTTTTATTTTTAGTGTTTGACAGACAATGACTGGCAAGAGGAATCGAACCCCTTGAGCAACCATTCTAGCCTAGATATAGTGAAATCATTTTGGAGGTTTCCCTCCTTTTTGAAATAATACAAGAATAAAGTAGTTGAATCATGGAGATTTCTGACCTATATCTGATTGCAGGCATAAAGCCTTGAATAATCACGCCACCAGCAATGCGCTTTAGATTTGTGAACGAAATAAAAAAGGTTCCTCGATTCTAATTGTTTATTTACTGGATTTGGGTGCATCCACGACCAGTCACGCTTCCGCTGATTTGAATGAAAAAATACAAAAGGATTCCTCTTTTCCGTATATAGATTAACTGGTAATAGCTAGCAAGGGAATCGAACCCTCGTAAACCATTCTAGCTACACGCCTAACATGTAGGCTGTATATAAGGCTTTTCTGACCGTGGTCTTCTCACGACCTACCTTGCCTTTAGTGCGATATTTTAGGGTTATGCGATCAACTTCGCTGTCTAGTTTCTCAGACCATTCGTAGTTATTGAAGACAAAATCAATAATTTCGCTGAATAACTTTCTTGAAAGTAGCCCTTCCATTTGAATAACTTTCAAAGGCGTTAGAGCAGCTTTTTCCGCATAGCACAGATTGAGGGCGTTTTGGGTTCTGTTAGCATTTTTCTGGTCGCAGTCCTTAACGTCTCTAATATAGTTGTTTAGGTTGTTAGGGTGTTCCTTGCGTAGTTCTTCCACTTCTTCTTGAAACCGTTTGAACAGTTCCTCTGGCAGTCCTGCGTTGGTTTTATCCAAAACCGGTTTAGTGGTTTTCCCTCTTGTATAATGCGTAGACAGATAGTCTTGAAGGTCGTTGAACAGTTCATCGGAAATAATGCCTTCTAGCCTATCGACTGTTTGAGGTGAGATTCTCGCACGTTCAACAACCGCACTGTTAAACGCTTGATAAATGATGCGAGCTTGTACTTCACTGCACTGTCTAACTTCTTGGAAAAACTGCTTATAAGAGCCTTTTTTGTGCGTTTCTCTCAGTGCTGCATGCTCACTGACCAACCGTTGATACAGCTCTGGTGTCAGCCCGGAATATTGGTATCTCACGCTCATGAGCCGCGTCCTTTCAGATAGCTCGGAATGTCATCCCCAACGTTTACCGCATCGTATTGTTCCTTGCTGACAAGAAACTTGCCATAAGCCCCACAATCTATTGTGTAGAGTTTCCCGACCATTGATTTTCCAGTAACCTTGCCGTGTAATTCCACTGCATTGTCAGCCTTATGGATAACCACTGTCTCGATAGGTCTATTAACCACTCGTAGGATAGTAGTCACGTTAATGGCTAGTGATACCACTAGCAGAATTGTTGCGACTGCCAGCTCGTTATAAATCTTCTTTCTTGACGAATGTTCCATTTACCATCTTCCCCTTTCTATTCTTGATTTCCTCATAAGCAATGCTTAAACACTCAGTGACATCGAGGTCTAATTGATGTGCTAGCACGATAATCGTTACTAGCGTGTCACCGATTGCGTCCTTAAGTGCTGCTTGCGGTTCCGTGAATTTAGTCGGTTTCAAGAGCACATCTCGAATTTCTCCGACTTCTTCAGTGATTCGCATCCACTGAATCTTTGGGTCAGCTTGCTTCAAATTGCGTTTGTCAGCCCAATGGTTAATTTTAGTAATTAGGTTATTCATCATTTATAGTAACTCCCAAACCTCTGTAAGTGGACTATTAAATACCCACCCAAAACCATTTTCTTCCAGTTCTTTCTTAGTAAATGAAGTTCTAAAAACTTTATTTTCTAAGTCTGTGTCAATATTCCATCTTTTTGCCTGTGTGTCATAGTTTAGATAATAATGATTATAATTAGCTACATCTTTAAATCTGACCCTATACAATTTTTGTTTAGTCATCCGTTACCTCCGCCTCAATTGTAAGGTCGCTCTACGAATCTTCCGTCCATGAAGATTTCGAGAGGTCTAATCCAACATCTTTTGTCATTTTCTGAAACATAAACAACGCATTCTTCTAACGTTTCTTCCCACAAACCGACACAGATGATTCTGTAATCTCTTCCTGTCTTTTTGTGCGTCCAGTACGACCCGACTTTAGGTTTATTCATTCATCCACCTCCTTAACTTCAATACCTAAATCTACTAATTGTGTCTTTAATTTTTTGACTGTTTGTTTCAATGCGTCACGGATTGCGTCTGATAAAATTTCCGATGTTATTGCCATAGTTTTTTCATCAAAAAAGAATCTCGTTTTAATTGCCATCTTGAATCTTGGTTCTTGTTTTATAATAAAAGCTTTGTCAAGAGGTGACGGTTTGTAGTTGATAAATTTTTCCAATTCTTCGATCTGTTGTCTAATTTCTTCTGCTTTTTTTAACTCTAATAAATCCACCTATTCCACCTCTTGCATTTCCACTGTATACATTCTTGAATTACGATATTTCAATCCCAATCGGTGCATTTCGTTGATTGCTTCATTTTTCGTATGGAAGACATGCTCACTATCTTCCATGTTGTCGAAATAGACGATAACTTTATATTTCATCATCTACTTCCTCCGCCTCGTAATAATCAATCTTTGCAAAATTCTTAGGGCTGATAGTAATCACCCTTTTTCTGGTTCAAGCTGCTGTAACTGAAGACATTGTATATTGCCTACCTCGAGCCATTCCAACATGTCCAGAATGCGTTTGAGATTTTCGTTCACCTTGATGGTTTCATCCATGTATGGATTTTGTAGTCTAATGTTTGTCATAATTCAACCCTCTCTTTTTATATATAGATTACTGTGGCAGTGTACTTCACATAGTCGTTTCCATCTTCCCAATCGACGGTTAGTTTGACATCTTTCAATTCCATGTTATTATCTTCTATCCACTCATTGATCTCTCTATCCAGTGAGTCACAGTCATATAATTTGCTAAAAAATTTTACTTTTCGCATAGTTCCATCATCCTCGTTAATAACTCTTCATCCGGTAACTGCTCCAGCGTTAGAATGCGATTGAGTTTCTTTGCATTGATACCCAACTTAGCGCTGATGTATTCCATATCTTCGTGGTTAGCCCAGAACCACTTCGAGAACTCTTGCGTTTGGCCTAATACGCTTGTGTGTCCGTGACTGCTCGGAGCGTATACACCGACTAGCTTGTCTTTGTATCTACTGTTCATTTCACGTTTCCTCAATGTCTAACACAATCTTAAATTTCCCAGACTCACCACTTAGCCCGCCATACTGAAACGACATCATTTTGATAACTTCGTGATTGTCGTCCGGCCATAAATTAGCGTCTGTTAACCCGTCTATAAGGGCTTTAACGGTAGGGTATAGGTTCGGTGGGTCTAATCTTCGTCTGGTTGGTGCATAGACTGTTACAGCTACCGTACAAGGCTTATCTGGGCTATACACTGGTGTAATGTTTAGTCCAGCTTCTGCCCTTGCTATTAGCCGTAGCCGTTTGACCATTCGCCCCTCTGCTTGATAGTGAAATCTGTCGTTACTGTTGATAACTAGATTTTGTGCAGGTTTAGCTTTTGACCTCTGTAATAGAAATTCTAGTCTCATGCTTCACCTCAGAATGGCAGCATATCATCCGTGATATCCATTGGGTTACTGTTCCCGTATGGGCTGTTATCTCTTGCAAAGTTTGGCCCTTGCTGTTGTGGTGCTTGTTGCCCGTAAGGCCCTGCATAGCCGTTGTCATTGCCAAACGCTCCCGATGTATTGCCTTGATTAGCATTACTACCTTCACGCGCTGCACGGCTCTCCAACATTTGGAAGTTCTCAGCGACTACCTCAGTGACATACACTCGTTGACCTTGCTGATTTTCATAGCTACGAGTCTGAATGCGCCCAGTAATACCAATCAAAGCGCCTTTTTTAGCCCAGTTAGCCAAATTCTCAGCTTGCTGACGCCAGATAACACAGTTGATAAAGTCTGTTTCACGCTCACCGTTAGCATCCTTGAAATTGCGGTTAACAGCTAGGCTGAATGTAGCTACTGCGACATTGCTGGGCGTGTAGCGTAGCTCTGGGTATTTGGTTGTTCTTCCTACAAGGCAGACCGAATTTAACATAATTTTTCTCCTAGAATTTCATAATTTACAAAGTTATCATCAAGCAACTTAGCAAATTGATGCCATTGATTCTCACCGCCGTGGAAAGTAAGAGCAAGATTGACCTTGTAAGGTTCAGCGGGCTTGCTAGGTACTTCCTCAACGGGTTTAGCGTCTTCGATAAACTCACCAGTTTCAGCGTTGACCGCTTTGATTTCCTCGTTAGCTGACTGTTGGGCCATTGCTTCAATCTCGGCTAGACGTGCCGCTTCTGCTTTTTGTTTGGCTTCTGCTTGCTGCTTGCGTTCAATAGCTGCATCACGGTCCTTTTTCATTTGCTTGAGGATTTCAACTAGAGGTGTATCATTGTTCAAAGCTCTAGTGTATGGTTCCGCTGGCAACTCATAATCAAGGGCTTGTTCCTCAATCATGGCAACGTTAGCCTTGTATTCCTCAAGTCGGTCATACTCAGCCAAAACCAATGCGTCGATTTCTTCGATAGTTTCTTTTTTGAGTTCCATCTTCTTGTCTTTGAAATACTTCTTCAAAGAATAGCCGTCGTATTTGTCTTTAAATGTGTCCTTATCCAATCCAGCAAGCTCGCACTTCTCTTCAAATACTGATCTAACGTGGTCAACTCGGAGCATTGCTTGGTGATTGTCGATTTCATCACGTTTTGCACGCAGCTTGTCAACCAAATCTTGCAATGGCTTGCGTGATTTCTTCAAATTGCCCTCAAATTCTGTGAGCGGGTTCTTATAGATTTTTGAAATCTCTTTGCGTTTTGCATCTAGCTTGTCATCGAGACCTTTATAGCGGGTAATTTCTTTCTTGATATCGCTATATTCAAGTTGGTCCAGTTGCTCGTCTGACAACTCGCTTACTGCCGCTTGGATAGCTTTGTCAAATGCTTCAAAATCAAAATTTATTGTTCCCGGCGTATATACCGGCTCGATTGTTTCCAAGAAATTGTTTGTTGCGTTGTTCGTTACGTCCTTCATGTCTTATCCCTTTCGATTGTTAATTTGTGTTTGAATGTCGTTAGATACCACGTTAAAACCTGCTACTAGCAACTCATGGAAGTCATTGAGCTTGTACTTCTTCAAGTAGTAATTAGCTACTGTTTCGGTTGCTTGACCAGTAATTAGTGCTAGCTCATTGATTTGTTGCATGATAAGGTCATGTTGTTCATTGCTAATGAAGTTAGGTTGTTGATTGCTTCTTGACTCGTAGCGTGCTTGTTGCGGTTGTTGATTTTGATGTGGTTGAGGGTTGTGAGGTTGGTTTGGTCTCAAACTCTCTTCGGCCACTTCGAAGTGGTCCACATCTTCCTCGCCGATTGCAAACAGTGCTTGCAATGCGTATTTACCGGCATACGATTGCACAGCTCCCACCCACTGCGGTTCATTCATTTGTTTTAAATCTCCGTTACGAGTTTTCAAAATCGGTACGGGAGATAATTCTGCGAACGCTACTGCTTGCTCTTTCTCCTCTCGGTTAGATGCCGTTGCAATAGCCTTGATAAAGGTTTTGCCAGAAAATTCGACTAGATCATAGTTGACTACAACGCTCCAATTTGATTTCAAACTTTTAAAAACGTTGTAAATATCCTCAGCGTGCCTTGAAGCGTACTTGGCAGTCCCTTCTTTCTTTTTTTTAAGCTGCATTCGTTGTTGCAACTCTGTGAATGTCATTTCTTCCATGTCATATCCTTTTTATATACCCCTAATTCTCAAATTTTTTGGGGGGTTGTTTGCCGTTTTACCGTTTATCTAGTGTAATTGTGCCACTAGATTATTTAGGACGGTTACAAGCGATTTTAGAGCCATTTCTTGCCCTTTGACTTTTTTAGGTGCCATAGCTCCCGTTTGAGCTTGGTGTTCTCTTGAGCTAGCGACAAGATTCTGTCTTGCTGACTATTTATAATCTTGCCCAACTCACGACCTAAATTCATGTACTTGTTCCGCCATCGGTTTTCGACTTCATAAGTTTCTTGTTCCAGGTTTAATGCCTACCCTCCCACCGCTTCTTGATTTTTTAATTAATTATTTTTTTCAAAAATGCTTTGATTTCGTCTCTTGTAACTTCTTTACGTTCTGTGCGTTCGAAGTCCGAACCGTCAAGTTTAGTTACGTTGTACTCAACTTCCACATTAAGCACTTCGCAGCCAAACAGTTCAGCAAGCTTGTCGAGCTCGTCTTTTTGGTCTTCATACGACTCAAGCGGCATAGATAGAGCATTTTCTAAATATTCGCTGAATCCTGCTTCAAATGCTAGACTCCCTCTGTCTTTGTATTTTCCGAGAAATCCATTTTTTCAGCGCTGTAAAATACGACTTGTTTGTTATTTTCTTTCATGATTATTCTTCCTCACCTTCGTTATACTTCTTAAATCTAAGAGTTAGAGCAGTGATGCCTGCTGCAATTACTACGAGCCCCAAAGTGCTAGCGATACCTTCTTTTTCACCAGTGTTAGGGAGAACACCACCGTAAACGGTCGTTTTAGGTGTCTCTTTGCTTGTTGGTGCGAAGTTATAAGATACTGTGGCAGGTTGTGCCACTTTTTCTTTTGGCACTTCTACTGGCTTGCTTGGCACCTCTTTCGGTGTGCTAGGTTTTTCTGGCTCTACTGGAATTTCAAGCTCTGGCAAGTCCAAGATAGGGGCATCATTCGGAATTACTCCACCTTCAAATGGCGGCAATTCTCGCACCTCTGGGATTCCGGGGATGCCGCCTTTAAATTCCGGTTTTTCGTACTTAGGTGCATCGTGTGGCACCTCAAACGTTGGTTCTGGCTTATTCTCACCAGACGCATCACCTTTACCACCTACTAATTGAATCTTCTGATATGAAACGGCACCATCATTTTCAGCTTTAAGCTCAATTTTATTTGTAGGGTTAGTTGAGTCCTTAACAGCATTTACAAGCTTAGTCTTGTAGTACAAGTAAACCATGCGGTCTAAACGGTCCATTTTGATTTCAAAGCCATGCTCAGATTTTGAGATAGACTTAACTAAGTCCATAGCTGAACCTTTGTCGACCCAAGGATCAACACTTTCAATGTTTTTAATTTCAAAGTAGTTATCAACCAGCTTTTGGTTTTCTGACATTTCATCAATGATTGTTACATAGTTTAACGCACGTTTGGCATAGTTAACACGGGCTGTCCAATTAATCACAGTAGGGTCTTCTTTGTCTTGAAATCCCCATTTTGCAATCAATTCATCTTTGCCGATTACTTGCTCCGAACCAACATTTACAGTCACAACAGTACCATTAAAGTTGATATTTACTGGCTTTCCTGGGACAACTTTATCTGTCCAGCTTGCATCAAGCTTCAAACTCATGCGCTTGTTAAGTGGATTGTTTTGGAAGTAGTTGTTAAACGTAGTAACCACGTTCCCAGCTTTCAAGTTGGTAGCAGCATGTCCGATAACTTCTTTGTTGGGATTGTAAACGTCGAAGTCATAATCAGTTTGGAATGTCACCTCTTTAGGAAGTGTAAGGGTAACCTTGTCACCCTCGTTAACAGTCACATCGTCCGGAATTTTAATGTCTTTATACTCAACCTCGAATGGGCTATACTTTCCATTACCATTCGGGAAAGTAACCTCAACGTTTGGATTTTCAACTGTGATCGTAGTGTCTTGTTTAGTAACCGTTGTAGGCGCTGCTGGAGTATCTGCCACTGGAGTAGTTTCGACTGGTGCTGGAGTTTCAGCAATCGGTTGAGATTCTACCGGTGCTGGTGCCAACACTTTTGGTGTTTCTGCCACTGTTTCAGACGGCGTTACTGTCACGTTGCCGCTGTTATCTGCGGTGTACACATTAGCAACCGCTGGTGTTTCCACTGGTTGAGCAGCCTCGTCCGCCGATACTGCCCCTGCTCCAATCAATAGAGCTGTAGCAATCGCTAGTGTGCCACAAAGCCCGTAGGCTTTTGATTTAGTGAAAGAAGTTTTTGCGACTGTTTGAGTGTTGAATGATTTCATGGTATACTCCTTGTATAGATGTTATTTCTTGCATGGGCCCTAACCCATGCTTTTTTTAGTGCTCTCAACGTGCACCCAACGCCCCACCGTGTCATGTTTTTTCAATGTTTTATTAGACTTGTAAATGGGGAAATTAGGAAAAAAGTAACTTAGTAAAGTTTTTTTGGGGAAAAATTATGGGTATAAGTTACACTCCACGGCAGGGCCATGGCTGCACGCTGAAAGATTGACTTTATTTTGTGTACTTGTTCTTGAGTCGTTCTTGCTTTTCTTCGGGCGTCTCCACCCATTCAAAGAACGGCTCCGGTTGTTTCGGTTTTTTCTTGGGAAATAGTTTTCTTAGTAGCTTCATGAGTTACCCCACTAATCTGTCTTCTGGTAATCCATGATCTAGGTTATAACGTCTAGTCTTTGCTGTGTACGATTCCCATTGTGGAACCTCAAACACTTCTACTTGTTCTTGTTTTTTAGACCAAATCCAGTTAAAAATTTTCATGTTGTTTCTCCTTCAGTTGCTTGATAATGTTTTTGATTTCGTTTAAGACAAACTCAGTGTCTTTGTAAGTGTAATTGACACTTGACCACCCATTGCTAGCTAAGAGTGGGTCCCAATCTCCGAAGTGCATGCAATCAAAACCGATATAGTAGCCGTCTGTTGGGAACTCGCTCCAATGGTCGTTAAATGTGATGTCTCCGTGGCAGTCGATTTCGTCAATATTGACGCTTAATCCGTCCGGCACTTCGACATATCCGCATAAATGCCCAATATATCCACGCCTTCTGATGCAAGCATTGAATCCGTCAATGACGTAGGCTTTGCTTCCGCCTTTGGGAATGATTTTTAAATCTTCCTCATAGCGTTCTTGATTAGTCATTTTTACCTCTCTTATTCTTCTAACTATGATTACTGTATTGTTATCTATTAGTAATTATTGCTAGTTAGTGCCGTTAGGCTCTAGATTGTTGTAAGTTAGTACTTGTTGTATAGTTAGTATTTATTAGTGCCCAATTTTACACATTGCAATTTTACACATTGCAATTTTACACATTGCAATTTTACACATTGCAATTTTACACATTGCAATTTTACACATTGCAATTTTACACATTGCAATTTTACACATTGCAATTTTTGGGAACTGTAAAATTTACGTTGTGCTATCTGTGGATAACTCTTTCTCAAGATGTCCCATCAGATACTCTAGGTAGTTGTCTGTTATAGGAACATCTGAGAAAAATCTGTGCACCTCACTCCCTTTTCCTCTACCTAAGCTACGCTTAATCACTCTCATATATCCTGCTTCTTCTAAGATTTTGAAATGGCTATCAACGGTAGTGCGGCTTATGCCTAGCCGTCTTGCGATTTCATCAGGATATACAACCCAATCGGGCTTATTGGTCAAGATGACCGTTAAAATGCCTATTGTTGCTGGTTTCAACCGTTTGTCTTGAGTAAAAGCGTTATTGATAGATGTGTAATTTTCGTTTGCGTTCCTGATTATGTATTGCATACCTCATAGTCAAGCCCCTTTCCGTAGTTTTTCTTTGCGAAAACCTATGATGATGTCATAGTAAGCGTGGTCGCTAGGTATGACATATTTAGTTAGATCATCAACTTTGGAACCGTCTGCCATAATGTTGATTATGACCGGTTCCCATTTTTGTTTTTCCATGATATAATCTCTTTAGTTTAAATTTTCTATTGGTCTGACACTGGCAGGGGTCAGCCTTTTTTGTTGCCCTTGGCGACACTGGAGAACCAGCGAGGACTTTTGGATTTTATTTTTAGGAGTCATTATAAAATCAAATCATCTAATGGTATTGCTTACGTTTCAACTGAATTGTTGCCCCGCTAGCTCACCAGCGCCGTCAAGGTGTTAATGTTATTTGAATCTGTTTCTAGTTTTCCATTCGATGAAGGACTTGAAACCTTCATAGTTGATGAAAACCAGTTTATGTGTTGGGTTGAACACATAGTTCTTGAAATCTTTGTTATCCCTCATTTCTCGAATGAGATTTTTTGCCGTCGACTTCCCTAGGCCTTCCCACCGCTGCATGAGGTGATCATAGTCTCCCCACTCAGCCGTCTCGTTAACTCCGACTGGTTTGTAGGTTATTTCCATAAGCGTCACCCGATTTCTTTCAATCCGTTTTCAAGAGCGATAAGCTCTTTTTGTTTTGATGTCTCACGAATTTCAAAGGGTGTGAAATTCGTGAGATAGGTTTTCCAAGAACTTGACGGCGTTTTTAGCGTCAATATGCTTGATGTTGGTGTACTTGGTTACGTTAAAGGCTTTCTTCAAGCGTGAGTACATTAGACGGATAAATTGGCCTTTCTTGGATGCGAACAAGTTATCACTAGGATGTGTTTTCTGTTCTTCAAAGTAGAAATCAGCAAACACGCCAGCTTTTCGAAAAACAATGCTCTTGATCTCGGTAGCTTCACCATCATCGATATGGACTTTCTTGTTGACTTCTTCAACCAGCAATTCAATGTCAGTGAGCTTTTGATTCGTCTTTTTAACATTTCTGTCCATTTCTTCCTTGATTCCGATAACTTCTTCCAAAAGTTGTTGGTTAACGCTGCTTTGTGCCACAAGGTTCATAGCTTGCTTTTTCTGCATTTCAACCGTTTCAGCGAGTAGGATTACTTTTTTCTTGTTGTTCTTCTTATTCATTTATGATTTCTCCTTCTATGATTGTTCTTCCGTTTTCTGGGACAATCTTGTTCATTTCGTCCAACCAGTTTTCAGTTAGCGTCAAGATGTCTCTGAGCTTTTCAATCTGAGCATCCTTGCCAATTCCTTGGACAAGGGTTTTAAATCTGAGTGGTGCCATCTTGTTATCAAAGAAATCTTCGAATTCTGACACTAGGTTACTGAGTGTAAAGATGTTAGAAACACTGTTTTCTAGTTTCTCTTTATCAGCTCTTAGGTGTTCGATAGATTCTTTCAAGGCGATTGCCTCGGATGTCTCTTTTTCAAGCATTTCGTAAGAAGCCGTTTTGAGCCTTAGACTTCTCTTGACCGAATCAAGTTCGTCCGCTAGATCTTGATTCTTCCCAAGCAGTTGCTTGTTGAGGTCTTGCGTGGCTTGGTAATCTTGCGGGATAACTTCCTTTTCGATTACTTTCTCGGTAGTCTTGATTTGTTTGACACGTTCCAACTCGCCTTTAACCGCTTCCAGTGCTTGGTCTTTGAGTTTGAGACGACGCTTGACCTCTTGCAATTCTCTGACTGTTGGTGATTCACCTTGCTCAATCTTTTCGATTTGCTCTTGTCTCTCTTCCTCTGGAAGTGTTGCAATTAGATGTAAGGCGGTTGTTCCTAAATGTTGCAACGTTGCAACATTTAGAAGTTCTTTCGCTATCTTCATCATTTTATGAGCTAACGTGCGCTCTATGTCGACTGTCTTCAACCACTCTAAAAACTGGCCGTGCGACAAGTCGTTTTCTTTAACGTGGTTTAATCGCCTTCCGATTTCCCAGAATGATTTTCCTACGTTTTCTTTTTCCTCTCTGATTTCTGATTCGATTTGAGAAAGGTTGTTTGATAGTGCTATTTCGTTCATGTATTATCCTTTCTGAATTCGTCTAAACTGACATCTAAAGCGTCAGCAATCTTCACCATTCTACTGAAAGAAAGGTCTCTCTTTCCGATGTTCATCACCGTGTTATAGCTGATACCAGTTTTTTTAGCTAATTCTGTGACTGTCATCCCTCTGTCAATAAGTAACTTGCTTAAAGTTTTTTTCATGTTTAATCCCAAAACACAATATATAGTTTTTGATTGTATTGAAGACACAACATATTGTGTTACTCTATCCTTTCTGATATAATCGATTCATGACAACGATTAAATAGGGCCTCTCATCTCCTTATGAAAGTCGCTAGTCAAACATTACGGAAAGGAAAAAATTCTATGAACGACTTTGAAAATTTAAAGCAGGTTAGTTACAACCTAATAGCCGAATTCATTGAGAAGAATCCAGCTGAAGTTGCGACGCCAGCTGTTATAGATGTCATTGAGAAGTTGTTAAATGCCAAGGATATGCAAGTGGATGTACTTGCTAATCAAAAGGCAACTAAAATTCTCAATGATATTGCTGATAAAGCCTCTGAGTAGCTTTATCCAACTCTTGCTCAGACTTTTCTTGTTCTTTTTGACTTTTAGCAACAAAGTCTGAGTAAAGGTTTTTCAAAGACTTGACTATTTCCATGGTTGAGGGTTTTATTTTTCCACTATATGGATATCGTTTTGGTTTCATGTTTGCTCCTTTCAGGTCAACTTAGCAAGTAAGGTTAATTTCACTTCCGCATAGCCGTCCTCGGTTATGCTTTTTATTTCGAATTCCGTAAGAGTTTTTAACTCTTGACTGTCCAAGGACACTTTATCTTCACGGATTTTGATTTCATTCATAACTTTTTTACTCTCCTTTGAGTACCTGATTGCAACCAGGTGCTTTTTTGGTTTTTAATTGTTTACGAAATTTTCGTATTTTTTCCCCAAAAAAATATCATCGAATTTCACATTGAAAAAAACCATGTATTTTTTCAATAGTTGATAACCGATATCAGAACTATCTTTTTCTAATCTAGCAATTGTTTGACTTGAAACTTCGAATTTTTCTGCCAACTCTACTTGAGTAAGTCCTTTGCTGATTCTCATAGCCTCTAAAGTCCACTGCATATTACCACCTCCTTATCTTAATTCACCCAAGCTGACTTCCAGTGCATCAGCGATTTTGCACATATTTATCCACGACATCTGCTATACGGGTATCGTCTTGGTCTCATCTCCTTCCCCCCCTTTTCAAATGTGGTATAATCAAAATAAAAATGATTGGAGAGATCTTATGGATTCTAGTAAACTATTCTGTTTATTTTGCGGTTATTCTGTCCCAAACCACTACGATACATTCCGAGAAGAAGAACACTATTTTTTGATTCGTCGTCCACATACTAAGGTTGAGGAAAATATGAACGACAAAATAACAATACAAACAATGAAATGTCCAAACTGTCATAAAGTTTCAGTCGACATCGTAGGCGTTGGTAGTCAATTTCCAAATCGCATTATACACTTCAACCCTATTTCACTCGCAAAAGTCTATCCAGACTACATCCCTCAGGCTATCAGAAGTGATTATGAAGAAGCTCACGCTATCTTAAATCTCAGCCCCAAAGCTTCTGCTACCCTCTCTAGACGTTGTCTACAAGGAATGATTAGAGATTTTTGGGGAATTTCTAAAGCAAGATTAATAGATGAGATAGATGCTTTAAAGGAGTCTGTTGACCCAAGCACTAAAAATGTACTCGATGCTCTACGAAAACTTGGAAACATTGGTGCCCATCCAGAAAAAGATGTAAATCTTATAGTGGATATTGAACCGAATGAAGCTCACAAGTTGCTGAAGTTCATAGAACTACTTATGCAAAAATGGTATATTGAACGCCATGATAACGAGCAATTACTACAAGATATTTTAGATTTGGACAAAGATAAACAAGATCAACGCAAGCCTAAAAATTCCT